TTGAAAACAGACTGTCCTGATGGATTTAAGTATTTTGAAAGATCTCCAATGCAAACTGCATTAGAGGGTGATTTCGATACTGGAAACATGAGATACAAAGCCAGAGAGAGATATTCATTCGGATATTCTAACTTTAGAGCCGTTTACGGTTCTCAAGGAGCTTAATTAGAACGATTGGTAATAGCGTTTTTAACTCAACTATTACTAAGGGCAGTTTCGACTGCCCTTTTTTTATCTATCTATAAAAGGTTTATTTTTTTAAAAATTGGGAGTAATATAGATTAGGTGTTTAATTAGCTTAATGAGGACTGATTTATCAGTTTCCATTAATACAAATATAAGGAGTTCATAATGGCTAATCCACATTTCCAAAATTTAATATTATGGGCGGGTAATACTGTCGCATCTAAGAACAAGAAAAACTTGCCTATGTTTCAACCATATCCTTCGGACCAAACGTACTACGGTTATTTCAATGACTTTATGACGTACAATTCAGGAGACTGGACAATCACTACAACTGAAGCTGGTAGCGGTACTGCTTCAGAAGCTGTTACATCATCAGCTGGTGGAGCTTTGTTAATTACAAATGATGATGCTGATAACGACTTAGACTTTTTACAGCTTAAAGGCGAGCCTTTTAAACTAAGCACAGGTAAAAATGCTTTCTTTTCTGCTAGATTTAAAGTAAATGATGTTGACCAATCAGACTTTGTTATAGGTCTTGGTATCACTGATACTTCACCTCTTGACACTACTGATGGTGTATTCTTCATATCAGCAGACGGTGACGCAGGTCTAGACTTTTTGGTTGAGAAAGACAACAGTAATACAACTACTGAAGATGTCGCTACAATGGCTGACGATACTTTTATTACAACTACTTGGTTTATTGATTCCACTAGAGGTTATGTTTATTATTCAATAAATAATGCAGAACCTGTTGCAGTTGCTAACACTTACTTACCTGACGACGAAGAATTAACAGTTTCGTTTGGTATTCAAAATGGTGAAGCTTCGGCGCAAACTATGACTATTGATTACGTTAACGTATTGATAGAAAGATAGGAGTAAATAATGGCAGATGCAGTAACATCAACAACAATTCAAGATGGCGATAGAATAGCTGTTATACAGCTAACCAATACGTCTGACGGCACTGGTGAAAGTGCAGTTACAAAAGTAGACGTTAGTGGTTTAACTACTAACAGCGCTAATGGTCAAACTTGCACAGGTGTTAAGCTTGCAAAGATTGTCTATTCTACTTTTGGTATGAGCGTAAAACTTCTATGGCATGCGACTACAAATACTATTTGTTGGGATCTAAATTCAGATTACACAACAGATGAGGACTTTTCAGAGTTTGGTGGTATACAGAATACTGCTGCGGCTTCTGGTAAAACAGGAGACATTAAGCTTACAACTACAGGCCATGCAAGTGGTGATTCGTATGTTATAGTTTTAACTCTTATAAAAGAATACGCTTAATATTAATAGACAGTGAATGTTATAAATCTAAAAAGAAATCCTAGCGATAGAGCAATCTATCGCGGGATCTTTTTATCATTCTAGGAGAAAAAATGGCACACGCAAAAAATTCTAAAGCTAGATTAGAAGCAAAACAAAAAGCAAGGCTTGCTGCAAAAGTTAGACCTGATGAACCTCAAGAAGAGGACAGGATTTACTTAAATATGAAGCCTAAGAAGAAAGCAGCTGCTAAGAAAAAAACAGCTAAAAAACCTGCTGCTAAAAAGGCAACAAAAAAGAAATCTACTAAAAAATAAGGAAAGTTTCATGCCAAAGGTAAAGGGCAAGCATTACGATTACACTCCTAAAGGAATAGCGATGGCGAAAAATGCCGCTAAGAGAGAAGGAGTAAAAGTTAAATATAAAGAATCGGGCGGCGAAGTCGTATCTGGAAATTGTAATAAAAGAAGAAATTCTTATAAATAAAAATGGCATTATCAGGAAGTACAGATTTTGAGCCTAACGTAACTGAGTTTATAGAAGAGGCATTTGAACGTTGTGGTCTTGAATTACGTACAGGATATGATCTAAAAACTGCTAAAAGATCTATTAATTTAATGTTAGCTGAATGGGCAAATAGAGGATTAAATCAATGGACTATAGAACAGGCTACGCAGACCGTTACTGAGGGTACTAATTCATACCCATTAAATGCAAATGTTATTGATCTACTAGATATGGTAGTTCGTCGTACTATTAATAGTACAGTTACGGATACAAGTATAGGTAGAATTAGTCGTTCTGAATATTTGAATATACCTACAAAATCAACAGAAGGGAGACCATCCCAATTCTTTTTTGACAAATTAACTACGCCAGCTATTAAAGTATGGCCCACTCCAGAAAACTCTACGGATGTATTGGTTTTTAATAAACTGGTTAGAATGGACGATGCTGATACAGCTATTAATACTATGGATATGCCATTTAGATTTTATCCATGTTTTGCTGCTGGTTTGGCTTATTATTTATCTGTTAAAAGAGCTCCAGAAAAGACTCAATTACTTAAAGGATTGTACGAAGAAGAATTTCAAAGAGCTTCTGACCAGGATGAAGATAGGGCCTCTGTTCGTTTAAAACCTTCAATGAGAAGTAATTATTAATGGCTTACTCTTTAGGTAAATTTGCTTTAGGTATTTGTGATCGTTGTGGATTTGAATATAAATTAAGTGATTTAAGGGAAGAGTGGAATAAATTAAAAACATGTCCTGAATGTTTTGAACCAAAGGCCCCGCAACTTGAGCCTACTCCTATAGTAACCGATCCAGAAGCTTTATATAATCCGAGACCTAGCAATGACGTAGAGGTTGGAGAGGGATTTGTGGTGGTCAGTGACGCTAATACTTTTAGCGCTACCAGTAATAATTTTTTATCAATGAACCCCGCAATATTGGGTACTAATTTTACAATAACAGAAATGACAGCTTCGGTTGGAAGCGTTACAATTACAATATGACCTATAGCGAGTTATATACTTTAATTCAAAATTTTACAGATAATAATGAATCTACGTTTAATACTACGATTCCAGATTTTGTTAAAAATGCAGAAGATCGTATATTTAACTTGGTACAGTCAGATTTTTTTAGAAAAAATCAAACAGGTAATCTAACTACAGGAAGTCGTTTTTTAACGTGTCCGACAGATTTTGTCCTGAGTTTCTCTTTAGCAGTTATTGATAGTTCTAGTGATTATCAATTTTTGCAAAAAAAACACCCCAGTTTTATGCAGGAATATACTCCTGATATAACTGATAACAGTCTTAGAGGGCTGCCTTTATACTACGCTGACTTTGATAAGGAATACGACACTTCTTCAAGTGCTGGTACTACTATCGTTGTCGCGCCATTACCAGATGCTGATTATTCAGTAGAACTGCATTATCTCTATAAGCCAAATAGCCTAGTAAGTACCACTTCTGGCACGTGGCTTTCGCAAAACGCAAGAGAAGGGCTTCTATATGGCTCGCTAGTCGAGGCTTATACTTTTATGAAGGGTGAACCAGATTTACTCAACACTTACGAAACTAGATTCCAACAAGAAATAGCTAGATTGAAGAATAGAGCTGAAGCTAGAGGAAGGCGAGACGAATATCGCTATGATTCACTTCGCTCTCAAGTAAGTTAATAAAAGGAGAAAGTATGAAGCCTATCAAGAAACTTGAGGGCAAGACGGTAGCAATAGTAGGCATGGGCCGAAGTTGGTTTGACTACAATCTTGCAAAATCACACGGTGTCCATTTCGATGAAGTTTGGGCCACCAATGCAGTAGCAAGCGTTATATTCCATGATCGCATCTTTACGATGGATCCTGCCAGTCGTTTTTTGGATACAGACGACGCAGGTGGACAAACAGATCAAATGAAGAAATTATTAAAAACGCATAAAGGTCCAATTTATACATGTGAATTAGACAAGCGTTGCAAAGGTTTAGTTGAATATCCAATAGAAGAAATAGTTTCTGAACTAAATTCATATTATTTAAACAATACAGTAGCTTATGCTATCGCTTTTGCGTTATGGAATAAGGTTGGAACCTTAAAATTATTTGGGATAGATTTTAATTATAAGGGTAATTTGTATTTTGCAGAGGCTGGGAGAGCCTGTGTAGAATTTTGGTTATCTAAGTGTATGAATGAAGGAATGACTGTTGAAGTGGCTAATTCATCTTCTTTATTAGATACAGATATACCAAACGAAGAAAAATTATATGGCTACCATCGTTTAGATGATCCAAAGATGATTTTGGCTGATGAAAGCAATAAATTGCGTGTTTTTAATAAAAGCCAGGTAGAAAGGGGGACCAAAACTCAAGAATCTATGTATATGGACAGATATGATTCCCACCTAAAGAACAGCCAAGCAGGAGACCCTAAAAAATGGTAATAAAAATTACTCCTGATGGGGTGCCAGAATTGGGTCTTGTAGAGGTTTCTACAACTAAATTTGGAGGCCATCCTCCTGAGTTCTGGGCAGAGCAGTTAACTGACAAAATATGCGGGGTTTCTGATGATAATGAACCTCATATAAAAGAGCAAGCTAGGGCTTATAGAGATTTAATTTATGGAGTATGTTTGATTTACTTGAATAATGCTATAAAATCTTACAAGGCAAGTTTGATTCAAGAGCTATTACAAGCAGGAGAGGAAGATCTTGCTAAAATTATTAAAAGGATATAGATATGGCAATAACATCTACATTAACCACTAGCTTTAAAGTTGAACTTTTAACTGCTACACATAACTTTACAAATAGTTCTGGTAACAGTTTTAAACTAGCTTTATATACTAGCTCGGCCACTATGGGAGCAACTACAACTGCTTATTCAACTTCACAAGAAGTAAGTGGTACTAACTACACGGCAGGCGGAGCTGCGTTAACTAATGTAACGCCAAGTTCTACTGGGACTACTGCGGTTACGGATTTCTCTGATTTAACGTTTAGTACAGCCACTATTACAGCTAGAGGTTGTATGATTTATAACGACACTAACAGTGATAAATCAGTAGCAACAATAGATTTTGGCGGAGATAAGACTTCTACCGCTGGAGATTTTACTGTTGTTTTTCCAGCCAAAGCAGCTAGTACAGCAATTATAAGAATTGCTTAAATAGCCCTTAAATGGCTAGTATAACAGGCTGGGGTCGAGGTACCTGGGGGTCCGATACTTGGGGCGAACCCAATCCTGTCACGCTTACAGCACCAAGTGCTGCAACCTCTGCACTAGGCACTGTTTCTATATCTGTAGCTATAGAGGTAACTCCATCAGGTCAAGCAGGAACTGGAGCCGTAGGAACTCCCACATTTAATTGCGCAGCTAATGTTGTAGTATCAGGTGTAGCAGCTACAAGTGCATTAGGATCTCCTAGTGTTGATGCAGAGGCTAACGTTACGCCATCTGGCCAATCTGCTACAGGAGGATTGGGTAGTCTTACCACTATAGGTAGGGCCAATATTACCCCGTCTGGACAAGCAGGGACCGTAGGCGCTCCTACAGCGGGCGTAAATGCGCAAGCAATAGCCGTTGTAGCTGGTGCCGTAGGAACATTAGGATCTGTTTCTGTAGATGTTGATGGTGAAGCAAATGTACCTGTAAGTGGCGTTGCAGCTACAGGTTCTGTAGGCTCAGTAACCATTTACCATAATGCTTCATTTACAGTGGATGGTGTGTCCGCTGTTGGAAATGTTGGATCTGTTACAACTAATTCAGCCGCTAACATTTCTGTAACCTTATCGGCTGCAACTGGAGAAGTTGGTTCACCTTTTGTTTGGAGTTTAATAGATGAATCACAAACCCCTAGATGGGAAGATATTAACGAGTCCCAAAGTCCAGGTTGGGAAGATATAACTGAAACTCAGGATCCAGACTGGGAAGAAGTTGCTTAACTATATAGTAAAAAGGTAATATAATCGAAACGGAGATTTAAAAAATGGCAAGTACATACGTAAATGATTTAAGACTCAATGAAATGGCGACGGGTGACGCGTCAGGAACTTGGGGTACGACAACAAATACAAACTTAGAATTAATTGGTGAAGCTTTAGGTTACGGAACAGAAGGCATAACAACCAACGCAGATACACACACCAGCACAATAGCAGACG